GCTGGAAAGCCTGTCAAGCCGATCGACATTTGGACAGAAGGTATTGCTGAGGTAATCGTAGGTGAGGCAAACCCAAAAGCTACGCCGTCGGAAGCCTTAGCAGAATAGTTTGGGAGGTAGCTCTGGCGACAGGGCTACACCCAGATCTTTTTGAGACAGCCGAGGACATACTTACCGTCATTGAGATTTTGGAAAGGCGAGCAAATGGCTAAAGATGCAATCAGCTATGACAAGGCTGAGCTGCGCGCCATTGTTCGATCTTTCAAGGCTATGGACGAGGAAGCAACAGACCAAGCCAAAGAGGTCACTTCTGAGCTTGCTGAATTTGTCAAGCAAAAAGTTATTGCCACAGCTGGTCAGCGCAACAACCGCGCATCAAAGATAATTGCTGAGGGCGCATCAGTGCGCAAGTCCTCCAAAATTGGTGAGATCGGCTACGGCTTTGCACGTCAGAAATTAAGCGGTGGCGGTACGACTCAACAGGTTTGGGGCGGGTATGAGTTTGGGTCAAACAAATACAAGCAGTTCCCAGTATGGTCAGGTAAAGAAAGCCGTGGAGGTTCACGCGGTTGGTTTATTTACCCAACACTGAGATCAGTGCAACCAGACATTGTAAAAAAATGGGAACAAGCTTTTGGAAAAATAGTTAAGAGGTACGCATAGTGGCTGGTCTAAGTCGTACCCTTAAACTCTCAATACTTGGCGACGTTGACAACCTCAACAAATCGCTTAAAGCAGCCAGCAAAGATGTTGACACTTTTGGCGACAAAATGGGCAAGGTTGGCAAAATGGTTGGCGCGGCTTTTGCTGCCGCTGCCGCTGCCGCTGGTGCTTACGCAATCAAGATCGGCGTTGAAGGCGTCAAGGCGGCAATCGAGGACGAGAAGGCACAAACACAGCTTGCGGTCGCTTTAGAAAACGCCACAGGGGCTACAAAGGCACAAATTGCCGCCACTGAGCAATCAATCTTGCAAATGTCTTTGGCAACTGGCGTGGCAGATGATGAGCTGCGCCCAGCTTTGGGACGGTTGGTCAGATCCACCTCAGATACAGAAAAGGCACAGCAACTACTTGCCACAGCTTTAGACATCAGCGCAGCCACAGGCAAACCGCTGGAAAGCGTTGCAAATGCTTTGGGCAAGGCTTATGACGGCAATACAGCATCACTGGGCAAACTAGGCATTGGCTTATCAGCTGCTGAATTAAAGACTATGAATTTCACACAGGTGCAGGGCAAATTGTCAGACCTGTTTGGCGGCGCGGCAGCTCGTAACGCTGACACTTATGCAGGGCGTATTGCTCGCATGCAAATTGCATTTGATGAGGCTAAAGAAACAATTGGGTTTGCGCTATTGCCAATCCTTGAAAAACTTATGGGCTTTATTAACAACAACGCTTTGCCAATCATTAATGCATTTAGCGGTGCTTTTAGCCTCAACGGCAATGGTCTTGGCGGTGTCATAACAACACTTGGCAACATCATCACCAGCGTATTTACGCCGATCATCAATGGCATGATTAAAGCGTTTGGGTATGTTCGAGATGCAATCGGTGACAATCTTGACACTTTCAAGGAATTTGGCGCATTGATCGCAACCTATGTTGCACCAGTCATAGGCACGGTTTTAGGCGGTGCGTTACAAGTAGCAGGAAAAATCGCAGGTGGCGTTATTGATGTTATTGCTGGCGTTGTCAAAATTCTCAATGGCTTAATCTCAGGTGCGGTTGCAGGTATCAATGCTTTAATTTCTGCCTATAACGCAATACCGTTTCTACCAAACGTCAGCAAGATTTCAACACCGTCCGTCAGTGTGCCTACAATCAAGACACCAACAGTGCCAACAACGACAACGACAATACCTAAGATTTCAGCACCGTCAGGCGGTGGCGCAACGACCACGTCAAGCGGTGGCGGTGTTTCAACAGCTGCAAAAGTGGCTGCAACCGCTGCCGCTGCGACGACTGGTGGCATTGGTTCATTTGATGCTGGACGTTTCCGTATGGGCGAGGAAAAAGACCGCGCAGGTACAACAATCAACCTGACCGTGACTGGGGCGTTTGATAAGGAAGGCACAGCACGCACAATCGTTGACACATTAAACAACAGCTACTATCGCGGCACAGGCGGCGCAACTAACCTGCAAATAGCATGACCCAGTGGACTCCAGTTTGGCTGGTAGAGATCGACGGCGTTTCTTACACTGACGCCGTTTTGGCTAACCTAACAATCAGATCAGGTCGAACAAACATTTACGAGCAGGCGCAGGCTGGTTACGTCAATTTGCAACTGCTAGACGTCAATCAAGCGACAATACCTGTCAACATCAACAGCACCATTTCAGTGCAGGTTCAAGACACAGCCAGCACATACGTCCCGATCTTTGGCGGAAACGTCGTGGACATTGGTTTGGAGGTGCGTGACGTAGGCAGCACAATGTTCACCCAGACATACAGCATCACAGCATTAGGCGCGTTAGCTCGCTTGCCTAAGTTTATTTTTGAGGATAATTTAGCGCGCGACTTTGACGGCGATCAGATTTTTGAAGTGTTGTCACAGATTTTGTTTCAGACTTGGGCGCAAGTACCTGGTGCGTTAACCTGGGCAACCTATGAACCAACCGTAACATGGGCGCAAGCTGGCAATACTGGCATTGGTGAAATTGACCGCCCAGGAAATTACGACCTTGCAGCTAGATCAGGCGACCCAATTGACGCATACAGCCTAGTCGCAGCACTTGCCACATCTGGGCTGGGTTACATTTACGAGGACGCACAAGGTCGAATTGGTTATGCAGACAGCACACACCGTACCGTTTATTTATCAGCAAACGGGTATGTCGATCTTGACGCAAATCATGCAAGGGCAGCGGGTTTGCGCATTGAGACACGAGTAGGTGACGTACGCAACGCAGTAACCATTAAGTATGGCGCGAACTCAAACAATGAGGTGTCAGCCAGCGACCCAGTATCTATTGCACAATACGGCAACCTTGCGCAGATCATCACAACAACCTTGCATGACGCAACAGACGCCACCGCACAAGCTGCATTTTACTTAGAGCTACGTGCCAACCCTGAGCCTATTTTTAGCGAAATTACATTTGACTTAACAAACCCAGAAATAGACAACTCAGATCGCGACAACCTTATCAACGTATTTATGGGTGAGGCAATCGCCCTGAACAACCTACCGTTGAACATGGCGTCGGGTACGTTTCAGGGCTTCGTAGAAGGCTGGTCGTTTCAGGCTTCCTATAACCGTTTGAGTGTCACATTGTTGTTGTCACCGTTGGCATACTCATTGCAGGCAATGCGCTGGAACGACGTGCCAATCACGGAAACATGGGCGAGCGTGTCGCCGACTTTAGACTGGGCAAATGCCACAATAGTGGCTTAACGAAAGGAAACTCAATTGGCAAACCCGACTACGAACTATGGTTTTGTTCTCCCCACGTCGAGCGATTTGGTAACGGATTTACCAGCCGATTTCGACGTTGCATTGCAAGGTGTTGACACACGACTTAAAGCACTGCAACCAGGCACAACGCTTGGTGATCTTGCTTATTCATCAGCAACGGCAAATACGAACACGCGATTGGGCATTGGTAGCACAGGCAATGTGCTAACAGTCTCAGGTGGAGTGCCAGTATGGGCTGCACCAGCTGCAAGCGGATCGACACTTCTGGACGTTCGTGTTAATAATTACGGATCAAATTATTCGACCACTTCGACTTCTTTCGTCGATGTCAATGCTTCGCTTTTCTACTTAACCATAACAGCTCCAGCAAGCGGAAATGTGGTTTTGCGTGCATCAATGCCAATCGAGTTTAATGGCGGCGGTCAAGCAATTTTCAATTGGCGTGAAGGATCAACCGATTTGACCAACACAAATTTCATCGCTGTCAATAACGGTTCATCGTTTCCACGCGCTGGCACACATACTTTTAACGCGTATCTTTCGGGTATTTCGGCTGGTTCGCACACTTACAAACTGGGTTTCAGATCAACTTCAGGCGCAACCTTTTTTGGTTACACAAACAGTTCGCCGTTTTTACTAGAAGCGTGGAGTGCATAACATGACAATTGAAGAAGCATTGCAAGCATTGAAACCAAAAGCGGAGTGGGTATTGCGTGGCGATACATACGAGGATTTGGAGTGGTTAGATGAAAATCAAACAAAACCAACAAAAGCCGCTGTGACAGCAAAAATGGCCGAGGAATTGCCACAACCAAGCGTTGCCGAAAAATTGGCTTCGGTCGGTTTATCACTTGACGATTTGAAGGCGGCGTTGGGTGTCTGATTATCCACAAGGCACAAATGCCAGGTTGATCGAAGTCGCCGCAGCTGAAGTCGGCACAATTGAAGAAGGCGACAATCTGACGAAATACGGCAAATTTACAAAGGCAGACGGTTTGCCGTGGTGCGGTTCATTTGTCAATTGGTGTGCAAATCAAGCTGGCGTCAAAATTCACAGCGTTGTTGGCACAGCTGTTGGCGCACATAAATTTAAG